TTAGTGCTATAGTCTGCTTTTGGCGAAACACATTTACGAATAAGTTTAGCAATAATATCAAATGGTCTTTCTCTTGTTGGCAAATAACTTATTTCAAACAAAGAACTTTCAGAATTGACTGGTTTTGTAGAAGATATATACGATTCTTCATTTAAAAGTTTTTTTACAATACTTTCTGGATTACCTTGTAATCTTTTACTAACTCTTACAGTTTCGTTTATTAATGCTTCCTCTGACACTAATGCAAGAGTATATACTTGTTTATTTTGTTGTGCATATCTATTAGCAACTTTCCAAACTCTAAAGTTATATTCAAATGCCTCTTCTCTTATATTTGTGTTAACAGAAAATCTAACCTTTTCCATGCCTTGGATTGGTAGTGTCTGTAATAGACCTGCACTATCAATCACTACCATTGTAGCAGATACAAATGGCATGAATAAACTTTCAACGTAATTAACTTGAGAAACTAAACGGGTTATATCTTGAGATACTTCTGATCCTACGGGAAATATTTCAACACCCGAAAATTTAAAATCTGTAGTAGATTGAAAAGTTTCCATGTATTATACAGAAGCAAGTGTTAAATGAGCAGCATAGATGCTAAGTCCTTGATCCTCAGATCCACCAGCAGGATTAGTTGACATGGCAATACCACTGCTTCCACTCTTAGATCCAGTAGTTTCACTTGGCATAACAATAGTATTAGTTGCACCATTGTTTTTTCTATCTCCAGATGCAACTTCTGCAGATGCTTTTGCAATATCTAGTCCACCATTAGAATTTGGTATACTATTGATAAATTGCTCATAGTTTGGCATTACATAACCCTCTGGTCTTACTGAGTTAGGACCAGTTTGATAGTCATAATGGAAGAAGTTTCCTAGTTTGTTGAACATAGGATCTTCAGCTTCAACTCTATTGCCAAGTTCTGATTGACCCTTGAAATCTGTTCTACCTTCAAGTTTACGAAGTTTATCAATTATTTTCTTTTGTCCCTCAGGTGAACTGAGTAGTTCTTGGATCTCAGGACTAAAACTCATCATACCTTTTTCGTATGCTTCATATTGTCCTGGTGCTTTAATAATTTTTTCTAGGTCACCACCGTAATCACCTCTTGCTGCTCTGTTGAGAATAGAAGCAGCAACAGCAAATCTATCATCACCTGGTCCTGCTTCACCACTAACAGCGTACGCTAACCACTTGTAGTCATCATTACTAAGGTTTAAACTTTCTCCATCTTTGGCAGTAGTATCATTTTCTGTTTTAGGTATTTCCTCTGTTACGTCTGAAGGTTTAGTAATAAACCTCTTTAATAATGGTACTTTACTAAAGATATTATACAATGTATTACCAAGGAAAGTAGTTACATTATTGAATAATTCACTAAGGGTTTCTTTAAATTTTGTAAATGCATTACTAATACCTGTTCCAATATTTTCAAAGAAACTACCCCAATAAGTTTTTTTTCCATAAAATTCATCCATTCCCTCTACTTGATACTTAACATAATCTTTTTTATTCCTTCTATATGCCAAGAATTGACCTTCACCAAGTTTTTCACCAATATCTTTAGTTTTTCCACCTGCTTCACCACTTAAGGTTAGCTCTGTACCATGCATTATAGCAGGATAACCAGATTTAGGTCCTGTTGTTACTCCACCACCTGACATTTGTGGCATTGTAGCGTCTCGTGCCATCAATGCTGCATCAATTCCAAGAGATGCAGCAGTTCCAGCACCAGGCAGAGTAGATGCAGCACCAGATGCTAACTCAAGAGCAGCACCAGTAAGATCTCCTGACATTGCTCTTTGAGCAGCAAATATTCCACCTGCAACTAGACCTAACAACGGTATTTTCTTGATACCCATTTTTAGTCCTCCTTTAAGCAATCCTTTACCTGCACCTTTTAATAGTCCTTTTCCTATTCCTTTTCCTGCTCCTTTTAGTAATCCTTTTGATGCTTTTGCAAATCCTTTTCCACCAAATTTAGCAGCTGCTCTAGTTCCCATTCTACCGAGACCTCTTCTGCCAATCATCTTAAGTGCGCCAAGACCTCCAATTATTTTACCAAGACCTCCAAGTATACCACCAGAACCTCCAAAACCTCCACCTTTTCTAGCACCTACTGCTTCTGGTGTAATGTTACCACTAAAATCTCCTCCTGCTTCCATTCTTGCTTCTTTTTGTGCAGCGAGAGACTTACGAAACATACTTTCACTTGTATTGATCTCTTGTATAGCAAGAGCTGTGTCATTATCAGTTTGTTCTCTGACCGCATTCTCCATACGCATCACTGCTGCTGTATTTCTTGATAATGCAGCAACAATATCAGCACCACTACCACCACTACTACCAGAAGCTCCTTGAGTTGTTCTCTCTGCAGGTCTATATTTTTTAAACGTTGCTACTCTTTCTTCTGGAGAGTAATATTCACCAGTAAGTGGATTTACACCATCAACTACTGCTGATTTGAAGAAAGTTGATTCATTGATGGGTTTTGAATTAAGGTTAACAAAACTACCACCTTTTTTAGTGCCAGGTGTAGATTGTTGTTCTCCTCCACTTACATTATTAGAACCATTACGGTTCATTAAATTAGAAAGAACACCTCCTACTACATTTAAATTTCCACTACCTTGATCAAGTTGTTTTTGTACCTTTACGTCAGTTCCACGAGGTTCTTTATAAACTTTTGCTTCGCCATTTTTCTCAACAATAGCAAGATTACTTCCAGTTGCTGGAGGAGGTCCATTTTCAGATCCTTGTTCTTTAAACCTATCAAGAAGCTGCCCAATGGTCTTGAAAAGATCTTTTTCTCCTACTGCTGTTGGTGTGATGTAACCGTGTGCCATTATCGTTGTTTAGCTATTGCTTCTTGTTCTTTTTTGACTTGATCTAAGTATTGGAGCAACAAAGTTGTATAAACTTGTCTTTCCCAAGGCATCATATTTTCAATCTCAGTCAAGCTATATTTATGATGCTGCATCAAAGCAAAGTTGGTTTTGTAGTACCCCTCTAGCGTGTTATGGAAGAGGGCTATCCGAAAAAACTTGCTAATCCCTCAACCGTAAACTCTGATTCTTTTCCAGTATTGGGATTTGTGACTGAAAAAGTGTGAGACAGCGATGGAGCAGTTTCAAAGAACTTTTGCAATTCCTCAAATTGATTATTGGTTAAATTTTCTACAAAGTCGATAAATTCTTTCTTTGTAGTGGTAGAACTATCATATACATCTTCTCCATCGTAAATTTGATCTATACAACCTGCAACAACAGCTAATATATCATCTGCACTTGGTTGATCCCCAATAATTGAGTTTTTTACAAATTCTTTCATAGAAGGGTATTTCATTATAATACCCATTTTGTCAGAAAGTTCTATTTTGCTAGAATGTCCTTTTGGGAAATTTACCTTAACTTCTGCCAAATTTATACTATGTTTAACTTGCGTTTCATTGTCATCTTTGCAAGTTACGTTCATTTCGATAATTTCACCAACAGATACCGCCCTAATTTGAAGAAAAATGTATTCTAGGTCAAAAATTGGTAAATCATCGATTTTCACTCGACTTTGTATACAACCCTTCAATAGTTGTTTTACAGCGTCTTCGATATTTTTATCATCCTTTGATTCTAATGCTAATAACAGTAATTTTTCTTCTTTTACAACAAATGGACGAAATTTTAGTTTTTTACCAGTTGAGGGAACTGTCAACTCATACGTTGGTAAAGCAACTTGTGGTAATGCCATTATATTTACTCCAAGGTCATATTTATATTTAGCGACTTTTTCAGACAAAAAATAGCGGGAAAAATTTTCCCACTTTTATGGAATTGAAAAGTCAAATTTGAACAGAGTCTATGATTGATTGTTTAGTTGCTGTATCGAGTCCAAGTTCTGCATCATCTTTAATACTCTTAATATTTCTATCAACTGTGTAAAATCTTTCGTATTTAAAGTTTACATTTACACTAGAGAGTTGTGTAGGACCGAACTGTAGAGGAACAGCGTCAATAGCGTATGGATATGCTCTTTCTAAAACATATGTCATAGGTTTTCTTTCTGTTGCGTTCAAAGGACCTTGTTCTGTCTTAGTGATGTAGATGTCACAAACATAATCATTTGCATATGCTAATCTATTAGTTCTGTTAGGTGCTCTAAGAGAATTACCATTCATAAAAGTATTTGCATTTTCTACCACTGATCTTGTATCATCTTCATAACTCCAGTAGTCACCAAATATAAATGCATGATAAGCGTTGAAAAATTTGAGTGCTGTTAAATTGGCATCTAACATGAAAGATAAACCAATTTCTGTAAAAATCCTAGTATGTGGATAGTCATTACTACCAATACCTAAGTATAATCCATTTATTGAACCAGTAGCACTGTTAACATTTGGAAGTTGTGCCTCATTACACATGAATTTGAAGTACTCATCCATAACACCAGCACTACCACCAAATAATTGATTAGTAATATGATCTTTAAATTTTGTAGCATCATCACGCATCTTTATCTGCACCTCAAAGTTATTAGACGATGACAAACCGCCATTTTGAGCAATGGTTGACAGAAAAGAATTGATACCACCTGGCATTGACACGCTAAATACCTATGTTGGGACAACTATATTTATGGCATACTCTGGGATTTATAAACCAATTCATCCTCAAAAGTATCGTGGCAACCCGACAAATGTTATATACAGGTCACTTTGGGAACGGAAGTTCATGGTGTTCTGTGATAACAACCCATCTATATTACAGTGGGGTAGTGAAGAAATTATCATACCATACAGAGCACCTGATGGTAAGATAAGAAGATATTTCCCAGACTTTTACATAAAGGTTCGCGAAAAGTCAGGAAAGGTTACAAAATATATCATTGAAGTAAAACCCAAAAAACAAACGCAACCACCTAATGACAAAAATAAACGAACTGCCAAGTATCGTAATGCTGCATTAACTTACGCCAAGAACCAAACTAAATGGTCTGCTGCTAAGGAGTATTGTGAAGATAGGCAGATGAACTTCTTAATACTAACCGAGGATCATTTAGGAGTATGAAACAATGGCAACTACACTCTTTGAAAGAGTAAGTGCGAAAACTGGAGGAGAAAAGAAATCACTCTCTTGGTATAGATCTGCTGTGAAAGCAGAAGCAAGCACTTACAAGAAAAATTTCAACAAATATATATTAGACGAAAAGAAAGATAGAGTTGGTGCTGCACCAGAACAAGACGCAAATGAATTGCGTAGGTATACTGTTGCAGGTCATCTTTACATGTTTGAGTACAAAGCAAAAATGAAATACCTGCCTTACTATGACAGGTTTCCTCTTGTTTATGTATTCAAGGCACCTAGTAAACGTGAGTTCTGGGGTGCTAACTTACATTACCTGACACCAAAGAAAAGACTTCAAGCGGTAAGAAAATTAATTCAAGGTAGAATTGATTTACCTAAGAAGTGCTTCCATAAATACCTAAGCGCACATGTGGAAGGTTTATACCTCGATCTTGCCTTGACGGAGTGGGATACTGCTATTCTACTACCTACTGAA